CTTGGCCGCAGCCCAGTTCCTCTGGTCCGGATTTGGTCACTTACTCGGATGGACGATCACAATGTACCTTAAGCATTGGATCGTCGTCGTCTTCGTTGACCTCGTCGTGTACGTCGTGTTGGCGTACTCCGTTGTAACGTCGGTCCGTCGTCGTTATAACGCGTTTCGACGGTACTCTTCCGCCAGAGATGCAGCTATGCGTTGCAATCCCACCGACAAGCAAGCCGTTCCAGCAAACAACGCGCGAAAAGCAATGTACGAACAGTACAAAGACGCTGTGGATAATGCCACTTCTGTCTTTTGGCTTCTCTCTATTTTTGCTATCGCGTTGCCTGGAGCCTTGTTTGGTTTGGTCTTATTTCGCGGCGTTTTTCGTAACGTCCTTTGGTGGGTTCGATGCAGCTGGAACGCTGTCGTCTCGTTTGAGTCAGCCGGTATTATGGGCTCGGCTCTTCCTGATAGAGACGATGCTCCGACTTTTCTCAGCGATGCCGAGCTTATTCTTGAAGCTAAGAAGCGTGGCCAGTCGGCTAAGCCCGCTGAGAAACACCGTCCAGGCTTCGTTGCTGAATGGTCTTCTGGTGACGAGCTCGCTGACGATGATGACGATCCGTCTCATCTCATCCGTTTTCATCGTCGTCAAAAGAAGGACAAGCAGCGTGCTTCGCCAATTGCTCACGCTGCTTCTGATCACGAAGCTCGCGGTCGCCGTTACCGCGGTTCCCCCGAAGGCGACGACGCCGATGTCGATTACGACGTTGGCACTCGCGAGCGGTTTGATCGCGATCAGCGCGTCCAAGAACAAATCGAGTGGGACAACATGATCGAGCAATGCCAAGAACACGCTGATGACTTTTACTACTGTTTCGAGCCTAGCGACTACCACTTACTGTCTAATACTGAGCTTGACGCTTTTCAGACTTGGAAAAAAGCTGAAACGATCAAGCGTCTTAGCGCGGTTCGTGGGTCTACCCGTTGGGATGAGATGGGCGACGACGATTACGTTGGCTTTGAAAGCCTTGGTCGCCCAACTGTTGCCGTGGTGAAGCCTGACCGCCCTTTTGTGCAGAAGCGCGCGACTAGTGACGAGACACCGACTACGACCACGACTGCGGATAGCGGTGTTGTAGTTTCTCCTAAGAAACGCGTTTCTTTCGAAGCTTACAACGCTGAGAATCCCGGTTATCCCAAGATCGAGACTCCTCGTATGTTCATCAACGGCGTCTTCATTTGTCACGTCGTCCCCGTTTGCAGCGGGTTCTTGGTCAACAAACACGCTTTGGTTGACTGCGAGCCCGGTACTGCTCTCGACATTGATGTGAGTGGCACCAAGATCTCGGTCAAGATTCCTGAAATTATTCGGGAAGTCGAAGACGATCTTGTTTTCATTCGCGTTGCTCTTCCAGGTGCTAAACCCGTCGTTGTTTCGTCTGTTGCAACCGTTTCCGACGGCGAGTATGCCGTTGGTATGCATTCTGATGGAAACAAAGGTTTCTGCACTGGAACTTTGACCGTGTCTGGCCAAAGCGGTACTCACAATCTTTCTTCCGATTTGGGTGACTGCGGTTGCCTGATCGTAACGAAAAATCCGCCTGGTCAAAAAGGAAAAGTGTTAGGTATTCACAACCGCAACGGCGGCTGCATACTTTTCACAGAGAAAGTTCTCGCCTTTTTTCGGAGCTTGCAGCCGCCTCCCATTATCAAGAACAAGCTTACCGCCCATTCTGCTGCAGCGCAACCTGAGGCACGTCGATTTGGGAGCGGTATCAGCGCAATTATCCATCGTCGGCGTGGTGGGGCAGGGGGCCCCACTGCGCACTAAACTAGTGCAAATCGGTGACGCGCCAGCGGGGTGGGCTCCGGCTCCGCTGGACCTTTTGTCACTTCGAAACGGAGTGGGGAAGTACGTGCACGCTCAGTTTTCAGTTGACAGTTCTTTTTGTAGGTTTGCTTGCGACGTTCTCGACTATTTCTTCCCGGCGATGTCCTTAAACTCAAGCTTATTGACCGACTCTGAAGTTCGTTCCATAACTTTAGATGTCGAGCACAAGACTCGAGCATGTGGGTATCCGTGGGATTGTCGGGGCGTCACAACCAAAGCCGCTGCTGTCGACGCTTTTTCTTCCGAATTTCGTTCTTGTCCTTATCACTTTTTGAGTGGTACTTTGAAAGACGAAATTCGCCCTGTTGGAAAAGACGCCAGACTGTTTCGCATGCAGTCTTTGCACGACTTCGAGGACGGACAGCAAATGTACCACAATCAGAATGAGTATCTCGCTTCTCGCTTGTTCACTTCGCCAATTTTCGTGAAGTTTCAGACTCCTGGAACCGATTTGTCCATTCTTTACGAGAATTTGGCTCGATTTTCCGACGATTGTTACGATTCCGATGCCAACGCCTGGGACGCTAATTTTCCGCTGTTCATTGCGGAAATTATCGCCTTCTGGCGTTTGCAATACCTTCCTGTCGAAATTGCCAAGCGGCATCGAGACTACTATCGCAACATGTACAACGGTTACACCATCGTGGGTGGTAACGTTGTTCATCTTGTCGGTCAATCATCCGGGCACTTGAATACCACTATCGACAACAGTTTAGGTAACATTATTGCTATGAGCTATGTTGCCTGGTGTCACGGACTTAGCGTGAACTCTTTTGTTCGAGAGATTCTCTTTTTTGTTTGTGGTGATGATCTTATTTGGGCAAATCGCGGGTCATTTACAGCGTTAGAGGTTGGCAAGCGATACGCTGAACTCGGAATCTACCTCGAGTTCTCGTCGCTTGAACCTCAGAACGTTCTTAAATGCACGTTTGCCGGTACGATCCCTGTCCAACGCGACCGCATTCGGTATCACGGTCGTCTTGAAAAATTGCGTGCCTCAATGGGTTTCAAGAAACGAAAGCATACAGTTCGGGACGTCATAGCGAAAATGGCGTCGTTATGCATGCTTAGTTATTACGGTCCTGATTATCTGACGCTCAAAGAGATAACGATGTCTTACTTAGCCTCTCGCGCGGCTGTTGAGCCTGCCCTGTTGAGCGACGGTGCCATTGCCTCTTACGTCAGATGCATGTCTCCTGCTTTCCTTGATCGACTCTATAACAGTTGGGAGAGTTCTTTTTCTCTACCCATTCCCGCATCGTTGCGGGAGTAGATTCCATCAGACTACCGCCGTATAACGATGGTTAAACGGTCCTAGGTTAATGTGATGTCCGCCGTTTAAAATCGTTCTACGTAACTTTAGTCACAGGACATGCAAGCAGTTTTACTTAACCC